ATTGTAAATATATTAATAAAGAAAATGAAGGGTTAATTGTAAGTAAGGAATATTTTTTCAAATACATTGATAAAATATTGCCTGAAAAATATATTGAAAATAAAACTATTAAATTAAATTATTGGAATGAATTTAACACCTCTTAAATTTTCCTTTTTTTTTTCCGGATTTATGTCTACAACGTCTTGTTCTAGGTGAACGACGACTCTTACGTCTTTTTTTTCTGCGTTTACGAGTAGAACTAGATTTATGACTCCCAACTTTGACTGCTCCAAAAGATCCCTTCTTTGTAGTATATCCGGCGTTTCTTAATTGGGCCAAAAGTTGTCCCTTTTTTGCAGATTTAGCTCTAGATACAATTCTACCATGTTTATTGTATTTCAAATGTGTTTTAATAAGAGAATCGCCACCCTTACCCTTAATTTTCCCGGCACTAGTCTTGTATGCTGTCCCGTGCATAACTTCTGCTCGTGTTCCGATTAATTTTTGAAATTTTCTCCCCCCTGTCATAATTCCATTACCGTCTGTAGAATGCGTATGTGATCTAACCATTATATATTGAAATTAGAAAAAAATAAAAACGCAATGATTATCCTAAATAATTGATATTTTGGTGATTTAATAATAAATTCAAATTGTATATGGAAAAAAGGAGATTAACATATAAAAATAAATTACAATGTGCAAAAGTGGAAGTTTTAGAATTAGAAAGATTATTGAACGAAGCTAAATCGAGAGTAGATTTTGAGTATCAAAAAAAAGGAGGTCGAGATTGGTATAACTTGATTTGGTGGTGGTTAGGCTACTATTGTTAATTATTAATAAATAATAAATTGAAATTAATATATGATTATTTATATTATATAAATAATAATATGTCCGGTTCAAAAAAAAAACTCGCACAAATTTATCAACAAAAAACTGATATTGAGCATATTTTAGATGCACCTGATACATATATTGGATCTGTAGAGGCAGATACACATACTAATTGGATTTTGGATGAAAATGAATCGTTCACATTTAGTGATTATGAATTTATAGGTGGATTATACAAGTGCTTTGATGAAGGTATTGTAAATTGCAGAGACCATTTTGTAAGACTTAAACAAAAGCTAATCAAAGGGGAACCTGGTATTATTCCAGTTAGAAATATTGAAATTACAGTAGATAAAGAATCTGGGGTTATTACAATGTATAATGATGGAAATGGTGTAGATGTTGCTAAACACCCAGAAAATAAATTATGGATTCCAGAAATGATTTTTGGACATCTTAGAACTTCTACAAATTATGATAAAAATGAAAAAAAGATTGTAGGCGGGAAAAATGGTTTCGGTTTTAAACTTGTTTTGATTTATGCAAAATGGGGCGAGATAGAAACTGTAGACCATATTAGAAAAAAGAAATATACTCAACGATTTGAAAATAATCTTACAAAAATCTGCAAACCTAGTGTCTCTAAAAGTACTGAGAAACCTTATACTAAGGTTTCTTGGTTGCCCGATTATAAAAGATTCGGTATTGAAAATATAACAGATGATATATTTAATCTTTTTAAGAAAAGAACATATGATATCGGAGTTGTAACTGATAAATCTGTTAAGGTTAAATTTAATAATAATTATGTCCCTAATAAATCATTTGAACAATATATCGATCTTTATATTGGTCCAAAAACAGATTCAAAAAGAGTGTTTCACAGTAACAAAAGATGGGAAGTTGGTGTGTGTATAAGTCCTCTAGATGAATTTACGCAAGTGTCTTATGTAAATGGTATTAATACACTTAAAGGTGGAAAACATGTTGAATATATTTTAAATCAAATTGTCAGGAAAATGCAAACTTATATCTTAAAAAGGAAAAAGATAAATGTAAAACCTGCATCTATTAAAGAGCAGTTGATGTTATTTATTAGTTGTGTAATTGAAAATCCTTCTTTTGATAGTCAAACAAAAGAATATATGAACACACCGCAACCCCGTTTTGGTTCTAAATTTGAAATTAATGAAAAATTTATTGATAAACTAGCAAAAATGGGAGTTATGGAATCAGCTATTAATTTAACAGAAATTAAAGATAACAAAGCTGCTAAGAAAACTGATGGTAGAAAAACTCGAAGTATACGCGGCATTCCTAAATATATGGGTGCAAATTGGGCGGGTGGTTCTAAATCAGAACAATGTACTTTAATTTTATGTGAAGGAGATTCAGCAAAAGCAGGTATTGTTTCTGGACTTAGTAAATATGATAGAGATAAATACGGTGTTTTCCCGCTTAAAGGAAAGCTCCTAAATACTTTAGATGCTCCTCAAAGTAAAATTAATAATAATAATGAAATTATTAATATTAAAAAAATTCTAGGGTTAGTAACAAATAAAAGTTATACTAAGGCTGAAGCAAAAACATTACTTAGATATGGTAAAGTTCTTTTCATGACAGACCAAGATTTAGATGGTAGTCATATTAAAGGTCTATGTATTAATATGTTTCATTCACAATGGCATGATTTGGTAAAAATTTCCAAGTTCTTTGGTTTTATGAATACTCCTATTTTAAAAGCTAAAAAAGGGAAAAAGGAAAAATCATTTTACAATGAAGCAGAATATACACAATGGAAACAAGAAAACAATAATGGTAAAGGATGGAATGTTAAATATTATAAAGGTCTAGGTACAAGTACATCTAAAGAATTTAAAGAATATTTTGCACAAAAAAAGGTTGTGTGGTTTAAATATAATGGAGATGTAAGTGATGATGCCATTAATAAAGTTTTTAACAAAACTCGTGCTGATGACAGAAAAACTTGGCTTGCAAATTATGATAGAAAGGCTGTTTTAAATCCATCTAACAATAGTATCGGATATGAAGAATTTATCGACCGAGAAATGATCCATTTCTCTAAATATGATTGCGAAAGGTCCATTCCATGTGCTATTGATGGTAAGAAAACAAGTACTAGGAAAATTTTATATTCAGCCTTTAAAAAAAATCTAACTAAGGAAATTAAAGTTGCACAATTTGCAGGATATGTTTCAGAACATTCTTGTTATCATCATGGTGAAATGAGTCTTAATAAGGCAATTGTAGGAGAAGCACAAGAATATGTAGGTTCTAATAATATTAACTCTTTGTTACCAAAAGGTCAGTTTGGTACAAGACTTGAAGGTGGAAAAGATTCCGCTAGCGAAAGATATATTTACACAGAATTAAATCCTATTACCAGAGAAATTTACAAAAAAGAAGACGAACCCATTTTAAATTATTTAGATGATGATGGAACACTCGTTGAGCCGGACCATTATGTACCTATTATCCCAATGATTCTTGTTAATGGTGGTAAAGGCATAGGTACAGGTTTTAGTTACGAAGGATTATCTTATAATCCAGAACAAATTATCACCTATATTAAACATAAAATAACTAGTAAAGATAAAAATCTACATGTAATCGAACCTTATTACGAAGGATTTAAAGGTTCTATTATTAAATTAACAGAAACAAAATTCTTAATTAAGGGAACATATGAAATTATTAGTCACGATACTGTAAGAATTACAGAACTTCCAATTGGAAGTTGGACAAGTCCTTATAAAGCATTTCTAGAAACTCTTATGGATGATAAGAAAAAAAAGGCTATTATTAAAAATTATAAAGATTCTTGCACAGACACTGTTATAGATTTTACAGTTAAACTAAACACGGGAGTTTTGCCTGACCTAATATCCAAAAAAATAGATGAAAATGTTAATCAATTTGAAAAAACCTTTAGATTGACAACTACGAAATCAACTACAAATATGTATTTGTTTAACTCTAAACAACAACTACGCAAATATAACACAATCTATGAAATTGTAGATGATTATTATCCTGTTAGATATGATGCATACGTTAGAAGAAAAGAATTTATTATTAATTCTTTACAAAAACAACTCGTTCTTCTATCAAATAGAGGTAGGTTTATTAAAGAAAACTGTGATGACGAAATCGACCTAAGAAAAAAGAAGAAAGAGGTTATTGTTAATATTTTGAAATTTAGAGGATATGACGTAATCGATGGCGATGAGGAATATAAATATCTTAGAAAAATGCCTATGGATAGTGTTTGTGAAGAAAATTATCAACAACTATTAGAAGAAAAGGGTGATAAAGAAACAGAACTAAACAAAGTAAAATCAACATCTATTGAAAAAATGTGGATAAAAGAACTCGATACACTTTATAAAGAGTACTGTAAATACAAAAATGATAGAAAGGTTAGAACTATAGGTCTTACATCTAAGAAAAAGAAAGGTAAAAAGAAAACTAAATAAATTTAATTTTATTTACACAATTTAGAAAAAATTTTTTAATTCAATAGTATTATTATTATATGTAGATACCGGTCTTCTTAATGGTACAGCCAATGTACTAATATCTCGTTTATATTTTATGTATGCATCTGCCTCTCCACAAATCTGTGGTACACAATAATCTACTATCAATTTATTTAACTCTGCTATTTGTTCTGAAATATGATTAGGTAAATTAGACCCATGTTGTAAATAGATACTTCTCATTATTATTTTTAAAGTATCTTCATCCTGAAATCCTATATTAAATCTACTGTTGGACGCCTTTGTCACGCCATTAATTATTTGGTATTGTAAACTTGTAATATTTTTTCCACAAAAAAAAGCTCTAGATAACATATTATTTTCAAAATTTCCAGTTAAGGCTTCTCTATAACTTGTCATTTGTTTTACAGGCATTTTATCGTACAAATTAAATACGCCACCTGTAGGTTGTTTTAGAATATTAACCCTGCCATTTGCATTCATTTATATTAAATAAATAAAAAAAAATTATATATATATTTCTATATAATGAGTTTTCAAAGTACGGTATTAATAACAGCAATAATTATTTTGGTAGTATTACTTACGGTCATTGCTATATTAATAAAACAGGGTAAGGATAACGAAGTTTATCCGCCTCAGATAGGTGAATGTCCTGATTATTGGCAAAAATTACAAGACGGAACATGCGATAATATTCAGGGTTTAGGAGATTCATGTAAAAGTCCCATGGATTTCAGAAATGCAAATTATACCGGAAATGACTGGAAAAAAAAAAGATGTCAATTTGCTAAAGGTTGTGGAATCGAATGGGATGGAATAACAAATGTAGGTATTTGTTAATTTTTGATATTAAAATTATAACAATTAATATCAAATGGATTTATCAATACTTCCAGAAGACGTTTTACTATATAAAATTTATTATTTTTTAAATTAT